TACTTTCAGTGACTCAGGGCGGAACGACTCGGACATTGCTGCAGCTGTTAGTAAGGGCTCAAATGTTGCCGTAGTCTTCCAGGATAAGCTGCCCAAAAAGTGGCTTAATAAAAAAGTCATAAACGGTGACCGTCATGATCTTAGGTTTAAAGATCCGAGTGGCGTGATTGTCGGCCTGGTAGCCAAAGGCCAGGGGAGAAAAATTAATAATAAATTTATTAAAAAAATCAAGGAGGTCTTATGATAATAAAACAAGAAATCTATTGGAGTCTAGACGATAATGATAAAATTGTAATAGACAAAGAAGAAATCGAGAGAGAATTTCGTATAAAACTTAATTCTATAATTGAAGAAAAAACAGGTTGCGAAGAAGAGGAAATGGATGAAGAAACAATAGAGAGCAAGGTAGCATCATAATGGACTCATTCTTGGCGCTACTAGTTAGAATATTAGTATTTTATCCAATACCGTTACTAATATTATTAGCCATTATAGTATTACTATTTTAGAACGATTCTAATATACAGCCCCACAACCTGGGGCTGTATTTAATTTAAATACAATTTGACATCTTATTAAATATGATTAATATGGGACATGTACTAAAAATAAAACACTAACAAATGGAGTTAAAAATGAAAGTACAAAAACAAAAGGAAAAAACACTTTCACCGATTGAGAACGTGAAATTGTTTAAAGCGTGTGAAGTTAATCATAATAGAAAAAGTTATAATAAATTATGGATTGACGTTAAAGAAGAAGCCTTGCCAATAGTCGAGAGCCTTGGAGGGTCTGTAATCAATAAATATAAATCAAAGTCTTACTATATTGAGATTGCCAAAAAGACTACGACTAGATTTGACGTCAAGTCGTTTAAAGAAAAACATCCTGAAATCTACAATTCATTTATTGTAGAGGGTGAAGCAATTGAACTTAAAACAAAGATAGTTAAATAATGGATATTGCATTTCATATATTTTTAATCTTGATTAGTTTCTCAATCGCATTCTTAGGCGTGGTTGTACTATTCACGGTTGACGCTTTCACTGGTGGCATACTTGCCACTGGTGGAATTGTATTAGCTATTAAATCAATGGAGGTTTAAATGATACCATTTAAATATAAAGGATATGACATAAAAATTAATGGTACTATATCCGATAGAACATCAGTCAAAATCTCTAATAATGTTGAAGATCATTTATATATTTTTAGCATAAGAACGATACAAGAGAAATTATTTCACAACCTAGTTAAAAGAATTAAAAGAACGGTTGACGACTTAATTAGATACAAGCAACAGACTCAATAATCATATGAACAAACGCCCCCTATCCTTTGGGGGCGTTGACACCCATAGAGGTACCAATCAAGATCCAAAAATAAAAATTTTTCTTTTTTAATTTTTTTACCTTTTTTTTACAAAATGTAACTTACTTTACCTTAACATTGTATGACAGATACATGTAGTATAGCCTTGTAGATTATAGGGGGTAGATTTTTTGGGGACCCAAGGGTATATTAAATCTAGATGACTGATACAGAATTATTGACCACCGATCAATTACGAGAGAGGCTCGAAAAAGTGTGGCTTCGACATATAAAATTATGTCAAGATAACTTCTTATATTTTGTAAAGAATGTTTGGCCAGATTTTATTTGTAAAACTGATAGGGATCCTGATAAATGGGGACACCATCAACATATTGCACACGAGTTCACAAAGATATCAAAAAATAAAAAAGGAAGGCTCATCGTGAATATGCCACCCCGTCACACTAAATCAGAATTTGCATCCATATACTTTCCTGCATGGATGATTGGAAAGAATCCTAAGATGAAAATTATGCAGGTATCACACAACGCAGAACTATCAGGAAGGTTCGGTGCTAAAGTAAGAAACTTAATTGATAGTCCAGAGTATAAACAGATATTTGGAGATGTTAAACTAAGAGAAGATAGTAAGGCAAAAGGACGTTGGGAGACCAATCAAGGTGGGGAATACTTTGCAGCGGGTGTTGGCGGTTCTATCACAGGACGAGGGGCGGACTTACTTATTATTGACGATCCACACACGGAACAAGATTCAATGTCCGATAGTGCGATGGAGAGAACTTTTGATTGGTACTTGTCTGGTCCCAGACAACGTTTACAACCGGGAGGCTCGATTGTACTTGTAATGACAAGATGGGCAGAAGATGATTTGACCGGAAGATTAATACGATCAGAAAATGAACCTAAGGCAGACAAGTGGGAGAAAATTTCTTTTCCAGCTCTTTTAGGTGATGAAGAAAATCCGGTACCTGTTTGGCCTGAATATTGGAACCTAGAGGAATTAGAAAAAGTTAAAGCTTCTATATCAATTAGAAATTGGTCTGCACAGTACATGCAAAATCCAACTTCAGAAGAAGGAGCAATATTAAAAAGAGAATGGTGGCAGCCATGGACCGGGGAACTTCCTACGTTAAAACATGTTATTCAATCTTATGATACTGCGTTCAGTAAAAAAGAAACTGCCGACTACTCAGCCATTACTACATGGGGAATATTCACGCCTCACGAATCTGAACCAGATGCTATTATGTTAATTGATGCGATCAAAGGTAAATGGGATTTTCCAGAATTAAAAATGGTAGCGTTAGATCAATATAAGTATTGGCAACCAGAGACAATTATTGTAGAAGCTAAAGCAAGTGGACAAAGTTTATTACAAGAATTAAGAAGAATGGGTATCCCTGTTATGGATTACACGCCAGGAAGAGGACAAGACAAACACTCAAGGGTTAATGCTAGTTCTCCTATATTTGAGAGTGGACAGGTGTATTATCCTCGAGACGAGCATTGGGCTCAAGAAGTAATCGAAGAATGTGCAGCTTTTCCTCATGGGGAGCATGATGATTATGTAGACAGTACAACACAAGCTATGTTAAGATACCGACAAGGTTCTTTTGTAACTACTTATTCTGACGAGGATGAGGTTAAAAGTTATAAAGAACGTAAATACGTATATTATTAAAAGGAGACGACATGTCAAAAAAATCAAGAAGAAGAAATCAACTATTAGGAGCTTTAGCTCTAGGTATTGGTGCTTCTAAATTAGGAATGCTAGGTGGTAAATCAACAGCTTCAAATGTTGTTGGTAAAACACCAGAGTTTAGAAAATCATTTGTTAAACCAAAAAAAGTAGAATACATTACTAAGAAAACTAAAAGTATTCCAGGTATTAAAGTAGACAAAGATGTTATATCTAGTGGACCTTTTAGAATGTTTGGTGCTACAAATAAAGGTGCTAATTTTAGTGCAGAGAGCATTGAAAAATTTAAAGCAGCAAATAGAGCACAAGAGAAAAGAAGAGGGTTTTCAACTTTAAAAGATAAAATAGCTAAGGCTTCAGCAGACAGAGAGGCAAAAAAAATTGCTTTTAATCAAAAGATAGCTGATAACAATGCTAAGATTAAAGTAAGAAACCTTTTTAAAAAAGGTACTATGGTAAAAGCTCGTGGTGGCGGAATGGCGAGAACAAAACCAACTAAACTTAGTTAAGTTTTTATATGGCTGAAATTGAAAGAACAATTGAAGAAGAAGTTGTAACTCCCGATTCTGAAGAATTAGATATTGAGATTGAAGGTGAAGAACCAACAACAGTTGAAGAAGCTGTTAATGAGACTGAAGAATTTTTTAAAAATCTTACAGAAGAAATGTCTGATGAGACTCTTCAACGAATGTCAAATCAGTTATTAGATGATTATAAAAAAGATAGAGTATCACGTAAGGATTGGGAAACTTCTTATACTAGTAATTTAGATTTATTAGGAATCAAACACACAACGATGACGAGACCCTTCAAAGGTTCGGCATCCGTGACTCATCCACTTTTATCCGAAGCGGTTACATCATTTCAAGCACAAGCCTATAAAGAATTACTCCCGTCCCAAGGACCCGTAAGAACTAGAGTTCTTGGAGTAGAGGATAATGAAAAAATAAATCAAGCACAACGTGTGCAAGATTTTATGAATTACATGTTGACTGAAGAGATGGAAGAGTACACTCCAGAATTTGATCAACTGTTATTTTATTTAGCACTAGCAGGATCTGCATTTAAAAAAGTTTATTATGATGAAGTAATGCAAAGAGCGGTATCAAAATTTATACCAGCTGAAGATTTAGTAGTTCCATACTATGCAACTGATTTAATGGATTGTGAAAGAATTACTCATGTTATTAAAATGGGGGAGAACGAAATTTTAAAAAAACAAGCAGCAGGATTTTATAGAGATGTAGAATTAAAACCAACTGCAGCAGGTCCAACAGAAATTGAAAAAAAATATCAAGAACTAGAAGGAGTAACCCCTTCAACAGATAAACAATATTCATATCAGATTCTTGAGATGCATGTCGATTTAAATTTAGAAGAGTTTGTAATGCAAAACCCAGACAAACAAGTTAAGGTTCCTTACATTGTAACCATTGATGAAGGTTCAGGCGAAGTATTATCTATCTATCGTAACTACGATATGAATGATGAGACTAAAAAAAGAAAAGAATACTTCGTACATTTTAAATTTTTACCAGGATTAGGCTTTTATGGTTTTGGTTTAACACATATGATTGGTGGATTAAGCAGAACGGCTACTCAAGCACTAAGACAATTGTTAGATGCCGGTACATTATCGAACTTACCTGCTGGATTTAAGTCTAGAGGTATTAGAATTAGAGACGATGATCAACCATTTCAACCTGGAGAGTTTAGAGATGTGGATGCACCAGGTGGAAATATCAAAGATCAGTTCCAAATTTTACCATTTAAGGAGCCATCAGCTACATTATACCAATTAATGGGCTTTGTTGTGCAAGCAGGACAGAAGTTTGCAGCAATAACTAACATGGATACGGGTAATGATTTACAAAATAGAGCTGTTGGTACTACAGTTTCGCTATTAGAGCGTGGTTCGAGGGTCATGAGCGCAATACACAAGAGATGTTACTACTCAATGCGTAGAGAATTTAGACTATTATCAA